CAAAGAAATTTCTTTTGTCACATATTTTGCAATAGAAGAACTATTCTTAGAACTTGTTTCTTCAACAAAATCAATACCATTCTCAAATGTCATAGAAGAAACTTTAATAAATTGTAGATCTCCTGTTGCCAAGTTATCTCTGAAGATTAAATCATTTACTCTAAAAATGTCATTACTTTGATTATCAATAATGCTATTTCTAGAATAGTCGCTTCCTACTGTAATTTGTGAAGTAAAATCTCCATTAATTGGATGCTTATCATTTTCAACAATTAATTCACCAGATTCGGAATCCCAATAAATTACTTTACCTGATATTTTGTTGTCATACTTGGTTGTAGTATCACTTGGATTTATTGCAACTATAGTAGATCCAATATTAAATGTCTGAACAATTTCAGTAACACCCAGTTCGGAAATTCCAACAATTACGTTATTATCAGAACCACCAAAATACTTTGGATTATAAAAATCTCCTCCAGATTGAGACTGTGATGAGAAGAACAATTCTTCATTTGCTTCAAATGTATTAATGCTAGTTAATCTAATCCATACCGTGTTATTAGAATACTTAACTACTTCTCCCTTTGCCTTAGAAGATAATCCCTCTACAGTTTGATTTAAATTAACATCATTTGTATCATTACCAGTAATAGTAAATGAATAAATTGGGAAGAAAGATAATTTTTGATATCTATTTCCAAAACGATCTTCGGATCCAGTAGAATTTTCAACACGATTGCTAGAAAGTTTAACCGAAGAAGAACTGATATCTATTACTGGAGATAAGTAGGATACATTAGATGTTAGTTCAATCTTGTAAGTTAATGATGTATCTAAATCATTAAGTGTGCTGTTAATGTCTGAAGCAATAACTTTCTGATTTGAGAAAAAATGCTCTTCATTTAAGAAAGTTTTTTCGTAATCGGAAACTGAATATGAAGTGTAATTTTGAGTATTTGAATCTACTGGAATTATATTAGTAGTCTTTACAAAAGAATTAATTGAAGTTCCTTCTGACTGAATATAATTTAGATGTGCATAAAGCTTTTCATATTTTCTATTATGAGAAGCAATTACAAAGTTTCCTCCACCAGAAACACTACTTCCTGCCCTATATGGAACTTGAATATTATAAGTATCAACTCCAGAATTCATAACTTGGAAAAGTGACGAATTTAAAGTAGCACTAGTAATTCCACCAACATCAATAGCATTATCGTAGAAAACATACGATTTTCCGCTATCTTCAAATCCATGATCTCTATGTGTAATCTTCAAGATAGAATTATTATTTTTAAATAACTTAGAAGTTGCAGTTGAATTAGATCTTGTTGATGTTTCAATTGGATCTGCTTGTAATCTTTCATATCCAAGAGATTTGTTGTTTAAGAACAATTCCGCTTTTCTACTAATATCAAACTCTGCTCTATACAACGAGAATTTAATATCCTCAAATAAATCTTCTGTCCAGTTATCAATATTTTGAGACTTGTATAAAGAACCAAGAGCAGGTTGGGTTGTTACTGTGATGCTGGTAGCAATATCCGATTCTCCTAGTTTAGATGCCCACAATTGATAATCTGTTGAGTCCGTTTCAATTACTAGAGCGTATTGTGAGTTGTTCTGTAAGTACACAGGATTTTTAAAGTTAAATCTAGTAGCAGTAATAGAATCAACTACGCCAAAATTATTAAAATCGTCAACAGCAACACCCATTATAACGGCTGGGTTATTAATCTCTATCTTTGCTTTTACAACTGCTCCAGATGATCCAGCACCAGTACCTTTAATAACAACAGATGGATTTTCTGTATAACCGCTTCCAGCAAGGGTTATTTCTGTATCATATATCTTTCCATCAGAAACTTTGCAGACAGCAGCTGCAGTACTTCCTCCAGGCAACTGAGGACTTTCTATGGTTAGAATAGCACTCTCATACTTGCTTCCAGTAGAAGTAATAGTCAACTCTGAAATTTTTCCAGAATCTTTAGCAATTCTTAGAGTCAAACTAGTAGAGTTTTGATTGTTTGAAGTAGTTAAAAATTCTGTGCTTAGTATTTCATCTTGTAAGAAAGAAACTCCATTGTGGTTTGAAAGAACAAAAGTATAAACTTGTTCATTTGACAAATTAATTCTTCCATCAGCAAGAGGAGTAATTTCTACATTATTTTTGTCATAGATCTTTTGTAGAGGACCAGATGCACCAGACTTAGATCCATTAACTAATTCTCCTACTTTAACTGCTAAATTGCCACTAGCATAAACTCTTAGTTTTGTTTCTGGATTTAGAACACTTTCTGTTCCAGGAATAATATTTTTTGCTGGCTTGCCAAGATCAACATTAGTCAAGTAAACTCTTACTGGAACATTTGAACTCTTTTTATTAAAAAATAAATCAACACCAGTAGCAAATACACCTCCAGAATAGTTTTCAATCTTGAAAGTTTGTGCTAGTGGATTTGGTTTAATTTCAATATCAGTATTGCTATCAACTAATTGTACACCTTCATTTGCTTTAAAGTATGATGGTTTGGTTGAAATAATAGATGCTGGATTTTCTGGTAGAATACCAGTTGCATAATACTTAACCTCGGTATATGTATCTACTGTATTTTTATCTGCATCTACAGAACTAGATGTAAATCTAATGGTTTTTTCTCCAGTAGTAAATCTTAATTCATCTGAATTAATATCATACGAAACTGTTTCAATATCATTAGTCCAAGAAGTTCCTTCAATTGGTGGATACCCTGCAGGAATTATTAAAATTCCACTAGCATTTCCATTTTCATCTGTAATAATTGGTCTTCCAAATGCAGATGGAGAGTTTCCAGCAATTCCAGTAAATCTAGCATCTGGATTAACCCATCTTCCAATATCTTTTCCTTCCATGAAAACAAAAACTTGAGTTTCTGGTTTCATTCTTCTGATTACATATTTTACCTCATTACTTCTAGCAAATAATTGAACTGAATTTGCAACTGTCTTTTTGCCAATAGTTTTCTTATCAATACCCTGAGCTAGTTCATAGTTTTGGGGAGTAATATTTGAACTACTTGATACAAGTGCCATTTCAACAGTAGCACCAGATCTTTCGCTATCTATAGAAGTGAGTGGATTAATATTGTAGAATACTCTATCAGTTCCTACCCAATTAATAATAAAGTTATTATAGATGCTAGAGAATCCTTCGTAAATATCTTCTTTAGCAGAGAAAATAGAGAATAATCCAGTATTGTCATTAACAACAATTGGTTGTACAAAATTATCGTACCACGAATCAATCTGTGGTGATAGTTCTCCATCCCCAGCATATTGAATAACAACAAATGGATTTGGATTAATTGTTTTTGTCGCAAATTGATTGTTAACAAGATTTAGATTAGTAAATGGTAAAGTTACGATTCCATTATTGTTTACGTAACCATACAAAGATCTTTCATCATTAGTTGAATATAGTTCTTTGAGTAAAATTGAATCTTCCTTAACCTGTGGTCTAAGAACTGATTGTTGAGTATCAATAGAGCACTTATAGTCAATTGATCTTAGATTACCAACTTTATGAGTTTCAAAATTGTCAACAATAAATCCACTCTTAAATCTATCTAATCCAATTTCATCCTTAACTTGCATATTCAACGCTTGCTGTTCTAGGATGCTTAAAGTTGTATAATGCTCAAGACGTTCAATTCTCTTTTCAAGCTTACCGATATCTCTCATCGTGTAACGCTTATTATCTACAGGAATTATCTTTACATCTTTACTAGAAATCGTATAAGAAGGCACATAGATGTAATATAAAGGAATACTATCATCAACTGTTTCTGGTTTTGCTGGATTTAGAGAGGAGTTTCCTTCTTTGATTAAGAATTCTCCTTTCTTTGTCAAAAACACACCATCAATTCTATCAAGATATTGAGATTCGCTGAAAGAAATTGTATATTCAATATTAGAATCTGTTGCTGGAGTACTGCTAGAAACTCCACCAGGACCAGTAAAACTAATAAACTCTGATTGAGATAGAATAGAGCGATCTTGGAATCCGCTAATTACGGAATTAGAATCTACCTTTGGTCTAAAGTCAATTACATTCTTGAGTGAAATATTGCCAAATACTGAAGAGTTGAAAGAAGGAATATCTTGCTCTCCAACACCCGCTTCATGTAAATAAGAATCTACCGTACAGAAATCTCCCTGAGAGTGATCAAAATAATCAAACCCAACTACTAGTTGACCAGTAGGAGCATCAAATCCTGGTTTCAATACAATTCTAGAAACATCATAGAAAGTGTCTCTTTGTCCATCATCAAAAGTAAATCTATTAGTTACATCCTTTCCACTAATTAAAACACCGCTTGAATCAACAACAGGAGGATTTGCACCACCTTCGTAAACGTATCTTAGTCTGTATGCATCAGAATAGCTGAAGATTTCAGTATCTTCAGTATCATAATCATAACCTCTCAGAGGAACTACTCTATCTCCGCCAGAAGTAATTACAATTCTCTTATTTGCAATAGATGTTTTTAGTCTTGGTTTAGCTTTGGAAACTTCTAATGTAGCAGTTAGTTTAAGTGTTGGGAAATTTGTTTGAATATCACCAAAGAAATTATCTGGGAAATTAATTACAACACTACCAGATGTTAAACCACTAGTAGAATCTGTTGAAGTGTTAATATCCACATAACTATCATCAATATAAATGATATCTCCGTTTTCTACTACATCAGAATTTCCTTTATCAATAACTGTAATAATGTAGTTCTCTCTAGAGAATCTAACAAATCTCTGAGTGCCAAATGGTAACTGCGCAGCAAAAGTTAGATTGCCACCGCTAGAAGATCCAGTAGTGATAAAATCTCTTCTGAAATAATACTTAAACTTAGAATCAGAAACATCTTTGATAAGAGACTTTACTTGTCTGCTACCAGTTGGGAATAATAAAGTTGAAGATGTTGTATTTGATTGCCTTGGTCTTACTCTTACTACAGAAGAGTTGACTACATTCTCATGCAAACAAGAATCTAAATAAATTCTTGTTTTCTTTGATCCTTCCGATTTCGTAGTGGTTTGAACAATTGATCTATTAACAATACCTTGCGAATCAGTAAATTGCACGAGGTCGCCTTGCTTAACATAGTTAGCGGCATCGTCTCCAAATCCGTTGGATTCTAAGAATTTATAACCTTTATTTCCAGAGAATGTATATGATGTAATCTGTGAAATAATTGAATATTCTTCTTTGTTTAATTCTGTATCTGCGGTAAATTTATTCGCATTTCCAGAACCAAACACAGAATAGAATGACTTCACATTATCAGGTGAATAATTTAAAACTGTGTCTTTAAATAAAACCGCAACAATTTTTACTTCTGGATCTGGAACTGATACACCATCAGAAACCACGGCTTTTATTGTTGGGGGAACAGAATACTTTTGTAGTAAAGAATTTCTGTTAACTATTGTTGCATTATAAATTCCACCTGAGTTATCAATTCCAAGATGAATTTTGGATGAGTCATATACCACACCATCAACCGAAACTCTTGTGGTATTTTCATTATATCCAACTGCTCTTCCAGTAACAATAAAATGAGAAATTGTGTTTTCTATGGCAATTCTTCTTACATTTCCATCTTCATCGGAAACAGTTTCTCCAGGAGTAAAGTTTCCATATAATGTTCTGATAAACAATTGATTGCCATATGAATAGTATCCACCCACAGATCCTTCAATTACTCCATAGGCACCGCTTTTAGATCCAACAATATATTTTCCTGGTCTAAAAGTATCTTGAACAATTTGATTATCTAAAGTTAATCTTGTAAAGAAAATTGGATTGAAGTATGTTAACGCAAATGTTCCGTCGTATGAATTAATTCCCTTAGAAAGAACTTTATCATTATTTGGATTAAATCCAGATGGTAAATCTTTGAAGTAGAAATTCTTAGGTTTTGCGACACCAATTAAAGGTGTAATAGATTCGTTATAATCTCTAACTACTCCAAACTCTTGACTACTAAGATTAATAGCATCATTTCTAGTTCTGAATACTAAAGATTCTTTATTAATATCATTCTCATTATACTCTTTGAAATAAGTATCTAAATGATCTTTTCTTCCATATATTGTCAATTCTAAATAATCGTTTGTTCCAGATCCATCTATTTCTGGTCTTTTTACTATAGACCAAGCAATAGATCTAACGGAGTCTATTTCAGTATTTGTCTTTCTAAACCACAGGGTTCCTAACTCTGATTGAAAATTAGAGTCATTTATATCAGAAAAAATAAAAGATGGATCTCTCTGCTCTATGTAAATAGTTTTGATTGCAATATCTTCATTATTAAAAGTAACCCCTTCAGATGTGTAAGAAAACTCTGTACCTCTTCTATTAATAGTTTGCTTGTAGTCTTGTGATTCTTCTGTTCCATTAAGACCCACACTCCCATCATTAAATGTTGAATAAAGATATACGTTTGGATATGCAGTTAAGTTTGAACCATCCGCATTCAAAGGTGTTGAACCATATACATTACTAATTTTAAATTCGGCAAGACCTTTTCCTTTGATCGTTACATTATCTCTTTCAATAAAATCTCTTGCTTTATCCAGTTCTAAAAACTTAGTTTCTTTATTTACAATTTCATAACCTCTCACATATGCTTTTCCAGGACCCACGGAAGCAATCATCTTTCTCTCTGCTTCTCCAGTTGAGAGACCATTTACGGTATTAGTTATTCTATTGAGATTATAAAATCCATTATTATTATTCTTTTGATAATACTCTCTAATATCAACAGAGAAATCGTTTACGACATAATCACCAGACTCATCATACGTTCTTCTTGCTAAAGTATCTTCTAGTAATGTATAATCTGCTTTCTTTACTTTTTTTTCAACTATACCAGACTTAATCTTAATTAACTGAATAAAATTCTTATCAGTAACTTGATTATAAGCATATTTTTGTAAACTTAAAGATATTCTAAGTCTATTTGCTCCAGGTGATGAGAAATTAGAATATCCTTTTGCATTATCATACAAAGAATTATCTTCTTCTGCAGATACAATTGATTCTAGAATATTAAAACCAACTTTTACAGATGGTTTATTGTAATACTTATTGATAATCAGAAGTTGCTCATCATTTCTAACAAAGAA